GGTTTCTATGTATGTCCATTAATCAATTCAATGATTAGACTTGGAGATTATCAAGATAAATGTTATATGTTTGAAGCGTTATGTAATTCTGATAAATTTCTTGATAGAAAAGTTAGAGGTCAAGGAATTGTAAATATGCCGATTCAAGATTATGTGTTAAAAGCGTGTCAATCAAGCAACCGTAAACAGAAAAAACAAACAGAAGAAAGTGCTGCGATATTATCGGAAGAAATATCAAAATACAATCTTGATAAATTTCCAATTCTAGTATGTAATGCAAAAGATGATGTTGATAGTAATTCTACTGGTTTAATTGCTAATAGACTTGCTGACCAATATCAACGTCCATGTTTATTAATGAGAAGAAAAGGTGATATATGTAGAGGAAGTGGAAGAGGAAGTGACAAATGCGAAATACTAGATTTTAATGAATGGTGTAAAAATACAGGTTTATTTAATAAAGTAGAAGGTCATTCAGGAGCATTTGGTTGTGAAATAAGTGTTGATAATACAAATAAATTATTTGAATTATTATCAACTATGAAAAGTATTAATGAACCTACATATCATGTCTATAACATCTATGAATCAAATCAAATCCATGATCAGATTATCAAAAATGTAGCGAAATACGACTACATTTGGGGTAACACGATTAGTGAACCGATATTTCTTATCAAAAATATTCCATGTAATAAATACAATTTGTATCTATTGGGTTCTAAACAAAATAGAATCGAATTTACATATCACAATATCAAATTCATAAAACAAACCAAAGGAAGTTCTTTAGCAGCACAATATAAAGAAATTATAGATATTGGAGATAATGTTGAATTTGATATTGTTGGTAGATTTTCAATTGATTATAAAACAAAATCGGCACAAGTTTTAATTGATGATTGGATGTTTTATAAAAGTGATAAAATTTCTGGATTTGCATTTGGATAAGGATGGTGATTGATATAATAGATAAAAGTAAAATTTATGGTTATGATTTCGAGGTGTACAGTAAAATTAACTGGTTTTGCGTCACATTTATAAATTATGAAGATAGAAATAAAGAAGTAGTTATAGTAAATGACAGAGCAAAATTAATAGAATTTTACAACTCACACAAAGACGATATTTTTATTTCATATAATGGACGACAATATGATACGGGAATTTTTAAAGGAATCCTGGATGGAATGAATGTTGGATTTGTAAATGATAAACTTATCAAAGAAGGTAAAAAACCTTTTCAAGTTGTAAAAAATGCAAAGAAATATCCATTAAATGATTATGATACCATTTTAAAAGATAAATCATTAAAACAGTTAGAAGCATTTATGGGAGATGATATTAGAGAAACAGAAGTAGACTTTAATATTGATAGACCTCTTACAGAAGAAGAAATAAAGCAGACATTGTATTACAATCACCATGATGTAATTGAGGTATTAAGAGTTCTTGATTATTGTTGGGATGATTTTGAAGGTCAACTAGATATCATTGAATTATATGGTCTTGATATGTCGTATTTTACTAAAACAAAGGTTCAATTAGCAGTTTCTCCTAAAATTCTTAATGCTGTAGATCAACATACTCTCGATGATGAATTTGATATTCGTCTTCCAGAAACAATTCAATTATCCGATAAATACAAATTTATTCCAGAATGGTATATGAATCCTAAAAATTGGAGATATAAAGAACATCTTCGGTCAGAAGACAACCAACATAATAATCAGTTATGTTGTACAGTCGCAGGTATTCCCCATGTATTTGCATGGGGAGGATGTCATGGGGCTGATGACAAAGAAGCTGTATTTGAAGGAATTATTCTACATGCTGATGTAGCTTCAATGTATCCTACAACAGATATTGAATATGGTTTGTTGAGTAGAAAATTTAAGAATCCTGATGACTTTAAGCAAATGAGAGATTTTAGATTAAAATTAAAATCAGAAAAGAATCCAAAAAATAAAGCTCTTAAACCTATGATTAATGGTGTGTATGGAGCAGGAAAAGATAGAAACAATCCATCATATGATCCACTAATGGCGAATCTTACTTGTATTTTTGGACAAATGTTCATTCTTGATTTGATTGACAAACTTGAACCATATTGTAGATTATTACAGACTAATACTGATGGCATTTTTGTTCTTTGTGAGAATGAAGAAATGAAGAACAAAGTAATTGAAATTACTAATCAAGTGGGCGAAAGACTTAAAATGGAGTTTGAGATAGATGAATATACAAAACTCATTCAAAAAGATGTAAATAACTACATTGCAGTTAAGAAAAATGGGGAATTGGAATGTAAAGGTGCTATGGTTAAATTCAATAAACCAATTGATAATGATTTGCCAATTTTGAATGATGCTGTTAGAAATTATCTAGCATATGATATTCCAGTTGAGCAAACTATCAACGAATGTAACGAGTACATAAAATTTCAAAAAGTTATTAAACTATCTGCGAAATACAAAGAAATATGGTATGGAAATGGAGTATCAGGAAAAGATAATAAAATCACATCTATAAACGGAGAACTTTTAAAAGGTAAAGTACATAGAGTATTTGCTAGTAAACGACAATCAGATGGATCTATTTATAAACTGAAAATTGAGAAAGGTGTAAAATCCTATGAACAGTTTGCAAATACACCTACTCATTTATTTATTGACAATGAAGATGTACACGATAAATCAATTCCTGAGTATCTGGATAAAGAATATTATATCAATGAAGCGAAAAAAAGAATTGATATGTTCTTAACGAAAGATGAAGAAAGGGTAGATGAAACTCCATATATATTATTTGATTGTATGAATCGGAGTTCTACTTTTTATGAATTTTTAAAAAAATGTACCGAGAATAAAATAACAAAAAAGATTTTAGAACAATATTTAATTGCTGATTGTTGTAATATCTATGGAAAAACAAAGAAACTACTAACATTTAGAGAATATTTTACTGTTCTAAATGGGAAAGATAAGATAACTCTAACTACACTAAATAAGAAAATAAAAGACGATAATATAAAAAATATTATCATATCTAATTCTGAAATATCTAAATCTGGAAAATCTTATAACAATATCAATTATGAGAAATCTTTATTAGAAATTTTCGATATTATCCCAAACGAAAATATAAACCCATATGAAATAATGACTATGCAAATAAACAAATTTGATTCCGTTAGGTATGTTGATTCATCATTGAAAAATGATATGTGGTTTGTATTAAATACAAGAAATGTAATTGCTCCAAATTTAATTATATATAACATTAAAAATGGAGAAATACAATATAGAAAGGTAGACAAAAAGATATTTAAAATATTACCTTTACAAGATGGTGACATTATTGAAATTAAAAATTCTAAAAAAGAATTCGCAAAAAAGATCATTGGAAAGGATGAAGAAGGTAAAAATATAATAGCTGCTGATATAGATAAAGAATTGGATATCATAACACAATATGAGATTTTGTATAGAAACTATGGAAAGGGAAAATCCCTAATTGTTGATAGTGAGGACAATTAATGGAAGAAAAAATTTTAAAATTTGAATGTGCTTTGGATAGAATTATCTATCCAAAGTATAGTAAAAAAGTACAATCTGGTGACTTTGCAATATTCAGCATGAGAATAACAAAATGGATAGATAATAAAATTGATGAAATCGAAACCATTAAATTAAAAGGAACGACATGTACACTTGAATATGGAACTACATATAAAGTATTTTGTAAATTAGCAGAAACTCATGAAATATATGGAGATACATATGGATTGATTTATATTAGTAAATGTATTGATATTTCAAGTAAGGATAAACAAAAAGAGTTTTTGAAAAATGTTTTGAATGAAAATTTAGTAGAAAAGCTTTTTGATGAATATGATGATGTTATTAAATTGCTTGAAAATAGAGATGTTAAATCTTTAATGAAAATCAAAGGAATTGGAAATCAAGTAGCTTTGAGAATGATTGATGAATATGAGGAATCTAAAGATTATAGTTCTATTTATATGGAACTAGGTCAGTTAGGATTCACACATACATTTATCAAAAAGCTTGTAGATTTTTATAAATCCCCAGATACAGTGATTGATATTGTCAAAAATAATCCATATGATTTACTGAGAGTTGAAGGTATTGGTTTTAAGAAAGCTGATGAAGTAGCTTGTAAAGTTGGAATAACTCAATATGATATTAGAAGAATCAAAGGATTTTTATTATACTATTTGAACGATCAAGGAGAAGCAGGAAGAAGCTATTTGAATTATCAAGATTTAATGAGAGCATTATACGATACATTAGGTTTTGTACCAGAAGAAATAATAAATGCAACAGCAAAACAAATGATTGATAATAATGATGTTGTAGTTCTTGATAATGGTTCTAAAATAGCATTAAAAAAATTCTACGATTTAGAGAAAAATATCATGAATGAATTATTTAGACTTCAAATTGGACTTGTAAAAGTAGTAGAAAATGATTCAAACAAAGTTGATCGTATTAATGATGATTATGTTCCTAAATCATTCAATATAGGAAATTGGGAAACAATTACAGAAAATGTAGAAGAAAAACAAGGATTCATGTTTACTGATGAACAAAGAGCTGCAATTAAACTTAGCCTGGATAATCATGTCATGGCTTTAACTGGTGGGGCAGGTGTTGGTAAAACGTCAACAGCAAATGGAATATGTTCATTATACAGTGGGTATAGTATTTTGGCTTGTGCTTTATCAGGAAAAGCCAGTGTAAGAATTACCGAAGCTACGGGACTTCCAGCTAGTACAATTCATAGAGCTTTAGGATATCAAAATGGTGAATTTATGTTTAACAAAGAGAATAAATTAGCTGTTGATATTGTTTTGATTGATGAAGCAACTATGATAAATGGTACATTGTTTTTATCATTGCTTGAAGCTATTCCAACAGGTGCAAAAGTAATTATCATGGGTGATGTACAACAGCTTACACCTATTGGCAATTGTCAAGTATTTGCTGATATTCTTGATAGTAATGTTTTACCAGTAGTGAAATTAAGTAAACCACATAGACAAGCTTTGAGAAGTGGTATTATTCCAACTTCAATTAAAATTGCAAATCAGCAACAAATCTTTGATGGAAATTATACAGGAAATGCGATCATTGGAGAATTAGAGGATATGGAATTAGATATTTCTGGAAAAGGAAATGATGAATCTATATCTGATAAAATTATCAAACACTTTCAAGTTGAATTAGAAAAATTCCATGATATTATGGAAGTTCAGATTTGTGTTCCAATGAGGTTACGTGGAGAATTATCTTGTTATAATCTAAATTCTAAAATTCAATCTATTTACAATCCCAAATTAAGTAACTGCAACGAAATTGAAATTTTCTTGGAAAAGAAAAATGACGAAGCAAAAAAATATATCATTAGAGCAGGAGATAAGGTTATTAATACAAAAAACAATTACAAGTGTATTAATTCAGAAGGTGATACAACTCCTGTATTCAATGGAAACATGGGAATTGTAAAAGAAATTGAAAAGAATGGAATGTGTACAATAGATTTTATTGGCATTGGAGAAGTGATTTTTACAAAATCCGATTGTAAAAATCTTGAGTTAGGATATGCGTGTACAGTGCATAAATGTATTACAGATGATACATGGTTATTTACATCAAATGGATTAATGCAATTAAAAGAATTTAATAATAATGCGTCTATTGGAGAACAAAAAATATTAACAAATAATATTGATGTGTTTAATGGTAAAGAACTTGAAAAACCAATTAAATTTTATAATGCAGGTGAATCAGAATGTAAAGAAATTATCACAGAAAATGGATATAAAATCACAGCAACATTAGATCATGGAGTAGATGTTTTAGATACGGATGGATACATCAAGAAAAAATATGTAAAAGATATTACATCTAATGATTATTTAATTATTGTTCCAGGAAGTAATGCATATGGCAATGATGTAAATTTACCGAAGTTATGGAAAGTGGATATATCAAAACTTGATATTCGTTCAAAGATATTTGATACACCTAATATTTTAACGTTAGAATTTGCAAGATTTTTAGGATATATGGTTGCGGATGGTGTTGTATGCAAATCTGGTATAAAATATGGAAAAAATCACAAGAATGTTGTTGATGATTTTAATAGATTGATATTTGAAATTTTTGGATATCCTACAAAATCTCCAAAACAAATTTTACCAAATGGTTCTATGGGTGGTATGTGGCTCTCTGAAATTAATTCAAAATTTATTTCAGAATATTGTAAAACTATTGATGGTATTCAACCTCATAATAAATATGTGCCAGATATTATCTTAAAAGCACCGAAGGAATTTCAAATTGAATTTTTAAAAGGTGTATTTGAAGATGGATCAGTTTGTGTTAAAAAAGATAAATTTGATCATATATCATTTACAGCAAAAGAAGAACTCTTAGTAGATCAAATAAATATGATGCTTTTAAACATTGGAATTATAACATCAAAATATCATAGAAAAAAACCTGAATCATACACACTTTTTGTTTATGGAGCAAATTGTGATAAATTTATCAAAAATATTGGATTTATAAGTGATGTAAAAAGAGAGAAAAGTATGAAATATTACAATCATAGTTTGGAAGTATCATACAAAGCGATTCCATACGTTAAAAAAATCATATTACAAATCATTGACGAATCCAACATTGATACAAAAACATTATCAAAAGAATTAAATATTCACTTAGAGAGAAAGAACATTACATACAATATGATAAAGAAATTTGTTGAATATTGTAATAAGTATAATATTGATAATTCAAAACTAGAATATTTATCATATGTATCACGATTATCTGTACAAAAAATTAAAAGTATTACTCGTAAAGCAGAACATACATATTGTCTTGAAATGCCAAAAACTCATAAATTTGTACAGAATGGAATACAAGGATATAACTGTCAAGGATCTGGATTCTGTTCAACAATTGTTGGATTAGATAATAGCAGCTACATAATGAATAACTCAGAATTACTTTATACTGCAATTACCAGAGCAAAAAAATACTGTGTTCTTATTGCTAATAATTATGCTGTTGTGAAATCTATTCAGACCAAAGAAGTTAAAACTAAGCAAACATTTTTAAAAGATATGTTACTTGAAAATGCAAAAAGATTAAAAGAAAAGGAGAATTAATATATGTCAAGTATTTATGAACTCACAGGAGAATATCTGGAACTTATGGATATGTTAGAAGATGAGGAAATTGATGAGCAAACAATCATTGATACACTCGAAGCGTTAGATGGAGAAATCGAAAATAAAGCAGATAACTACGCTAAGATTATTCGATCTCTTGAATCGGATATTGATGGGATTTCAAAAGAGAATGATAGATTAACGACAAGAAGGAAAACATATGAAAATAGAATCAAGTGGTTAAAACAAAATCTTGAAATGTGCATGAGAACCATCGGAAAGAAAAAATTTACAACAGATTTGTTCTCATTTAACATTCAGAAAAATGGTGGAAAGCGCAAACTTACAATTGATGTTGATGTAGAAAATATCCCAGAGGAATATAGAATCAAACAACCTGATGCTGTAGATGGAGAAAAGCTGAGAGATTATTTAAAGGAAAATGGATTAGAAGGACAAGATGGATCGCTCAATTGTGAATGGTGTCACTTAGAGCCACAGAGCGAAAGTTTGAGAATTAGATAACTCTTATTTTACAAAGTTTAAAGGAGTATAGGATATGACATTTGATAATTTACTTGATTTACAACCTAATGTTAGGTTGGCAGATTTAATTCAATTATTCTTAATGGGATATGATGATAAAATTTATGTAAATGTGATTATACATGAAGCAAACTTAAAAGAACCAATTGAATTATCTGAGGTAAGAATTATAGATAGTGCTTTAAAACCGTATTATGAATATAAAATAGCATATTTAGAAGATTCAGATTATGAAACTCCTGGAAGCATGATGACAATAAATCTAATAAAAGAAGATAACTAAATGAAAGCAGAATTTCATAGCAAAAATGATACTATATATAGTGTCTTATATTAAAACAAACACTATATATAGTATGTAAGAAAAGAGGTGATTATACGAATTATTATATCTCAGATGTGCATTTATTTCATAAGAATGTAACAGCCGAAGGTTCTAACTTTGACAACAGACCATTCAAAACGCTTGAAGAAATGCATGAAACAATTAAAACAAATTGGAATAATACAATTACCAATGCTGATCATGTTTATATCCTTGGTGATTTAGCGTGGAAAGAGAATGAAGATGTAATCTCATTTGTAAGTAAACTGAAAGGTAATAAACATTTAATCGTTGGTAATCACGATAGAGTGAAAGACCAACGGTACAACCAATTATTTGTAGAAGTTTGTAATTATAAGGAAGTAAAGGATAATGTCAATAGCAAAGAATATAATGTAGTTCTTTCACATTATCCATTAGCTTTCTGGAATCATCAACATCATTATAGAAGAGATGGAGAAGAATATAAGGTGTGGAGCATTCAGTTATATGGTCATGTTCATAATTCAAATGAAGAAACCATCTTTCAAGACTTTATAAAGTTACTGAATGGCAAGCACAATATCAAATGTATTGCTAAAAATGTTGGATGTATGATGAAGTATATGGATTATACTCCTAGAACATTAGCAGAAATTATTGGAAAGGAAGATATTAAATGCCAGTAAGCAATGATAAGTTTTATAAACCAGAAGAAGCTCTGCACGAATTGCAAGTACAAGAAACTATTCTCAAAACAGCAATTGACGTACAAGTTGTATTGAGGATTTTAGTTGATAAAGAGATAGTAACTCGTGAAGAAGTGCAGAAATATAGAGAAGAAGTAAGTGATAGCCCTAAATATAAAATCGTACTTGATGATATTAAAAGACAAAAAGTAGGATTCCAAGCAGCTAAAGATAATCCTCAAGAATATTTACAAGCATTATTGAGAGCAAAAATGAATGGAGATATTAAATGAAAGATATTTTAGGAAGAGAGCTACAAGACGGGGATATTTGTGTTGGAAAAGGCACTGGACGTAATGTAATTGGAATGTCAATTGGTGTCTGGTATGGCAATTCAATGACTGATGAAGATGGATGTAAGCGTCATATGAGAGATGTATTTAAAGTTGTAAATCCATCAAGTGATGAACTTGAAATAGCAGATAAGATTAAAAATAAATTACGAGAACAAGAAGAAGAAAAGGAAAGGAAAAAGAACATTAAAACTATTCCATTAAAAGATTTAGTAATAGGTGGGATATATAAAGGAATTTATGGAGAATATTATTTATATTTAGGAAACAGAATAGTTTCTAATGAATATAGCGATGGGTTACTTGAAGAAAAAGGGAACTGTTTTATTTCTATATCGAAAGATAATACAGAACTAAGAAGAGAATTTAATGCATCAGATATTGAGGTTTTAAAAGGATGTAAAAAATTAGTAGAACATATAAAAACTGTAGAATTAAAAAAATTCCCAATAGTAATTGAGTCCTGTTCTCCGCTTGATTACAAAAGAAAACTTACAATAAGATGAAAGAACTGTTTCATGGAGATCAATATGAGAGATAAGAATAGAATACCAGAATTTATAAAAGAATTAGAAAGAGTATGGATGCGATATTATCCAGATTGGAGATTTGGACAGTTAATGGTGAATTTTTTAATTTATATTTCCTTTGAACGTAAACGAGATTCATACTTCTCAGAAGAATCAGAGATGTTAAAGTATCTGGAAGAATATGCAAAGAAAAGTCCATATTATAAGGAGAATAAATGAGTAAGA